ACTCAAACTTTATAGGGTGTAGTGCAGGACAGTGTGCACGAGAGTCGTGTGACTCAAACTTTATAGGAACCTGCTCAGGGTACAGTGCTTAAGTGCAAGCTATTCTAACTTTATAGGTCAGCAAGCAGGACAATGCGCAATAAACGCATTTAATTCAAACTTTATAGGAGCAGGTGCAGGTTTCATTGCAACAAATGCATCAGGTTCAAACTTCATAGGATCTAATTCAGGTTATTGTGCATCAAATACATCCGGTTCCAACTTTATAGGAACTAGAGCAGGTTACCTTGCAACAAATGGATGTAATTCAAACTTTATAGGTGTTTGTGCTGGTCACAGTGCATCCAATGCATGTAATTCTAACTTTATAGGATGTAAAGCAGGATTATGTGCTCGAGATTCTTGCTTTTCAAACTTTATAGGAAACAATGCTGGTTTTGGTACTACAAACGTTTGTTTTTCAGACTTTATAGGGTACGGCGCAGGACAGATCGCAAGTAATGCTAAGTGTTCTGCTGGATTTGGTCTAAACGCTGGCTACAATGCAACAGATGCATGTGCTTCAGCTTTTTTAGGAGCAAATGCAGGATATCAAGCATGCCGTGCTTGTAACTCAAGTTTCATAGGAACTTGTGCAGGTCTTGGAGCATGTTGCTCAACTGCTGCAAATTTTATTGGACAGTGTGCAGGTCTTATTACAACAGATGCACGCGCTTCAAACTTTATGGGGGTATGTGCAGGAGCTGGTGCACTCTTTGCAAGTCAATCTAACTTTATAGGTAGCCTTGCAGGCTATAGTGCTTCAAACGCAGGCTGCTCTAACTTTATAGGATCAGGTAGTGGTTTCTGTGCAATCGGTTCAGTTAATTCAAACTTTATAGGAACTTATTCAGGATATAAGGCAGCAAACGCATGTAATTCAAACTTCGCAGGGACTTGTGCCGGCTATAGCGCATCGAATGCATGCGCTTCAAATTTCACAGGATATCAAGCAGGGCTTCGTGCAACAAACGCTTGCAATTCTAACTTTATAGGACAACAAGCAGGATTTACTGCAACAAATACATGCTTTTCAAACCTTATAGGATACGCAGCAGGATCTACTGCAACAAACGCATGCCAATCAACCTTTATAGGATACTTCGCAGGTGCTTGTGCAACAAATGCAAACAGTTCAAATTTTATTGGAGGCTATGCAGGTTACTCTGCAGTAAGTGCAAGTAATTCAACTTTCATAGGTAACTCTGCAGGACAGAGTGCAGGAAATGCATGTGGTTCAAACTTTATAGGAGCGGCTGCAGGATGCTGTGCTGCAAGCGCAAGTTTTTCAAACTTCGTAGGACGTAACGCAGGACTTTCTGCAACAAACGCTTGTACCTCAAACTTTACAGGAAATCAAGCAGGGTTTTTTGCAACAAATGCTTGTTATTCAAACTTTATAGGAGATTGTGCAGGCCAATGTGCAATAAATGCATGTTATTCGACTTTCATAGGCCGGTTAGCAGGAAGCGGTTCAACAAATGCAGTCTGCTCAAACTTTATAGGAAGTTGTGCAGGATTTGGTGCACCTAGTGCAAGTAACGCAGTTTTCTTAGGAACTACTGCAGGATATAAAGCAACAAACTCATGTTATACGAACTTTATAGGATACGGTGTAGGATCTCAAGCAACAGACGCTTACTGTTCAAACTTTGTAGGATACTTTGCTGGAGCTGGTGCATCAAATGCAACTAATTCAACTTTTGCTGGATCTTATTCAGGCTATAAAGCAACAAACGCTAAGTTTTCAAACTTCATAGGTACCTGCACAGGTTATTCAGCATCAGAAGCTTACAATTCAAACTTTATAGGAAGAGAGGCAGGTTACTATGCAACAAATGCATATAATTCAAACTTTGTTGGAAGTTATTCTGGGTATCGTGCAACAAATGCCAGCAATTCAATTTTTCTAGGACCTAATGCAGGACGGGACGCAACAAATGCCAGTCAGGCTCTTTTTATAGGATTAGCTGCAGGCTGTGAAGCGATTAATGCAGACAATTCAACTTTTGTAGGAGATGGAGCTGGGAGTTGTGCAGTAAGCGCAAGCTATTCAACTTTTGTAGGAGGAGGAGCTGGAAATTGTGCTACTAATGCATACAATTCAACTTTTGTAGGAGGAGGAGCTGGAAATTGTGCCGCTAATGCAGACAATTCAACTTTCGTAGGTCCAGCAGCAGGCTTTAATGCAGCAAGTGCTAGTTATTCAACTTTGCTAGGATTTCAAGCCGGAAAAACCGTTACAACTCCGGGCCTTTGCTCAAACAATATCGTAATTGGTACCAACATCACACTACCAAATAATGCAGTAAACGGCGTTAACATTGGTGGCTTAATATTTGGAACAGGATCCTATTCAACCATTGTCGGTAATCCATTCTCAGGATCTGCAATGGGTAAGGTCGGTATTAACCAACCAACCCCGCTCTATAGCCTCGATGTATCAGGATCAAGTCGCGTAACAGCAAACTTTACACTAACCGGATCACTTGTAGTGACAGGTAGTTTAAGTATGTCGTTACAAACAGGAACACCTAGCAGTACAGTAGCACCTGCGGGATATTATAAAGGAAATCTTAACGGAGCTCTTGTTTATATTCCGTACTACACCTAACTTATAATTAAGATAAAAAATATGAAAAAATTATACATACTATGTGAAGTAGATAAACTTGAACAAGTTAGATCTAAAATGAAATCTGTTGGAATACTTCACAACCCTCTATCCTCTACAGGAGAATTGCCAGCAACACATATGTACTGTGTCTTACACTTAAATGAAGACAGAATAGAAAAATACCTCGCTATACAAGAACATACAATAATGGAAGTTTCAGAACTAGAAGAATTTTTACAAAAATGGAATTTAAAAATTATAAAGTAATTCATAATTTTATTTCTAAAGAAGAGAAAAATGATATAATTGGTTTTGTAGATTCAATAAATGTTTCCCAATTAATAGAAAATTCTCATATTAAGAGCGTAGCAGATGAGCTGAATGGAAGCTCGTATATGTTTGATTTAACTAATACAGACATTTCAAAAATTCTATCCAATTATCAATCAAGTAAAAATACGCAGTCTATAAAATTACCGCAAGTATTTTATAAAATAGCCAATCGGATTGGTAATGCCTTAGCTATACCAAAAGATAATATTTTTTTACAGATACTCAACCAAGAGGGAGGTGGTAAAATAATACCACATTACGATAGTTCGTTAAAAGGTTATATAAATTATAAATGTAATATCAGCGTTTTGTCTGAAGATTACGATCTTTATGTTGAAGACACCGAGTTAAGTATTAGAGAAAAAGACTTATACACCTTTGAGGCGTCACTATTTAAACATTGGACAAACGAATTTACCCGGAGACGTATACTGCTTAGTTACGGGTTTATATTAAAGTATGAAGATTTAGGTAGAAACGGATTAGATCCGAGAGTAAGATTGAGTGAGAGAATAATAAAATACTTTCAAACCTAAATAAATGCAGTTGCTTATATCCTATATTATACCTATCTTTTCAAATAAAGTAAAAATGTTATGAAGAATTTACGCTACATATGCGTTCAACCGAGGCTGGTTTACTATGCTTGGCAGGTTGAAGTTATGATAAATAATTTTATTAAGCACGGAATTAATCCAAATAATATTGATATTCTTGTTGCTTGGAACCCAAACGACGGTACCAACACACCAGAAGTTATAGAAATGTGGGACAAGCTTGCTTCTCATTACAATTATGTAAGATTTTTCTTCTACGAAGATACGAGGGATCAACCAATACACTACATTTCCTCCATCAGACCCAACATCCTAAAACAACACTTCAAGAAGTATCCAGAACTACAATACGAAACAATCTTTTATCATGATTGTGATGTAGTATTTACTAAACCTCCACAGTTTGATCACCTAACACAAGATGATACTTGGTATGTAAGCGATACTAACTTTTACATAAACTATGATTACATCATGTCGAAGGGAGAAGACATCTACAACAAGATGTGTGAGATTGTAAAGATGCCAAAAATGATTCCCAAACTAATGAATGAACACTGAGGAGGTGCTCAATACCTACTTAAGAACGTAGATTATACGTATTGGGATAAGGTAGAAAGGGATTGCGAAAAGTTATTCTACGAAATAACGCAAATGAATAATGAAAAGAAAGCAGAAAACTCAGAATACCACGAACTACAGATATGGTGTGCTGATATGTGGGCAGTATTGTGGAATGGTTGGTTAAAAGGAAGTGAAACTAAGGTAGTTCCTGAGCTAACTTTTAGCTGGGCAACAGATTCAATAAACAAATGGGACGAAAATATAATCTATCACAATGCAGGAATTACGTGTGCATGCGGTAGAAAATTTTATAAAGGTGAGTATATGGATAAACTACCTTACGATATTGAGATATTATCATTTAAAGAAACTAGTTGTAGTTATAACTACGTAAAAGAAATTATAGAAACGGCTAACAAATCTTGCTTACGCTGATGGAAAAAATAATACACCAAATATGGGTTGGCTCTTATGAAATGCCAGACAGAGAAAAGTACTTTGTTCAACTTATAAAGGAAAAAAATCCTGAGTTTAAGCATATTTTATGGACAAATGAAAACTTATTTGCTCTTGATGAGAAGATAGCTGTTGTGTACGACAACTTTATGCGTCGAAAAGATTACGCAAATGCAGCCGACATACTAAGAGTTGTAGTGGTAAGAGAATTTGGAGGTGTTTATTTTGACGTAGATTATAAATGTAATAAAGGAATAGAAAATTGGGAATTAGAAAAGCATGACGGATTATTAGTGTATCACGAAGAGTTTACATCAGGAAACGGAGAATTTGGCTGTAATCCTAAAACAGGATTTATAGAGTACTTATACCAGGATTTATTAAAAAGTTATATTGGATGCAGCTTTGATCCACACTGGTTTAATACTAATATGAAACGTTATTTCAAAATTAAAAACATAGAAAGCTATACATCAGAAGAGTGTAAGGTTATGGGTATGAAATTGTTGGAAACTTGGAAAAAAGAAAATATAAAATATGTAAGAAGACACGGAGAATTTGAGCCTTTGTATTTTGAACACCATGCTTTACATTCATGGGACGATAAACATAAAAAATACTTTGAAGAGGGTTTAATAAATTATCAAGAAGTTATTTACAATAGAACTTATAAGTAATATGTTAAAAGTTTTAAAAGCTACCTATGGGGGCGTTAATATAAAAGATCTAGTTGATAATAATTTTATCAAAGATAATGTAGTAGCTTTTACTGCAAATAATGAAACTTTTGGTGATCCCCTTCCTCATGTATCTAAAACTTTTGAAATTGAAATTGAAGATGAGGGTGTTTTATTTACTTACAAAGGTAACGAAGGAGAGAATTTCAGTTATCCAAAGCAAAGATACAAAACTGAAAATACCTTAGTACTGACCAGCTGCAATCGTATAGAACAAGTGCTATTTGCAATAGCAGTCAACAAAGAAATCATAAAAGAAAATTTTAATTTAGTAGTAGCCGATTGCTCAACTCCATTTCACAATCTCGGAGAAGGTGTTCAGATGCACAGAAGCGATGATCCTTATAACTTAATTAACGACCTAAACTATAATCCATACTGGCAAGTAATTGAAAATTACGTAAAAGAAATTCCTAAGATAAAAGAGTTTCGAATGATTCATTTGGAACCGAGGTTAAGTAAGCAAATAGGAGAAGCAAATCTTACAAGCCTTGGTTTAAATGTAGCTGCTTTACTAGGAAGTAAGTATGCAATTAAACTTACTGGAGTTTGCCATTTAAAATACGACATTTTTACTAAGTTTAAAGATTACGTAGGAGACAAGACAGTAGCTACTTGGCATAGATCTGGATTTTTTAATCAAAAATCAACTAGAGTGTTTGCTTGCAGACCAGACGAGTTAAATATTTCATTAATGACAAGTGGGTGGGTTGATTGGGTAAATGAATATGATTTTATTGAAAGAAAATTTGAGCGAATAATTAATACAACACTACTCCCAGACAAAATTAATCATATGGAATTTGATGAAAGAGATATAATAGTTGACGAAGGAGTAGCAAGAACTGATCATAGAAAAGTAATACATGATAATCTTAGTAAACACAATTTATTAAGTAGTAGTGATCGTTACATACAAAAATTTTTAAATGGAGGAATCTGGTAAATTATGAAAAAAGTTAGTTTTGTTTGCACAACGTACAGACGCTTTACGTGCGTAGAAAGAATAGTGTCGCAGTACTATGCTCAGTCATATCCTAATAAAGAACTTATTATATTCAATACTGACGAAGAGTATCCTTATGAGTTAGGATTTCAAGATGAATCTATTATAATTGTAAACAATAATATGAATTATCAAAACGGTTTTGAGTATGAAAACAGAGGTCAAATTTGTAGAGACGCTGTGACACATGCAACAGGTGGCTACTTTATGTTAGCAGACGATGACGATATTTACCTACCCTGGCACATACGGCAAGCTGTAGAAGGTATTGAAGAGAGCGGTAAAGATGCTTGGAAACCAGAGATGAGCATGTTTGCTAGTCAAGCAGAAATTAAAATGGTAATGAATACTCTTGAAGCATCAATTATAGTAAAGATGGATAGGATAAGAAAGATAGGTTTTCGAAGCGATTTAACTGGTTATGAAGGTTTGAGTTGGTATACTAAGCTTAGAGATGAAAAGCAGTTAGACGAACATAATAAAAATTACGTACCATCTTACTGCTTTAACTGGTCTGATCCGCACGAAGTATCAGGTCATAAGCAAAGTGGTGACATTAACAACCCAGACAACTTTAAAAATCATAAAAAAGCTAGCTTAGATTATGCCAAAGAGCCTTTAATTCGCAAAGAGGTTGCTAATGTTTACAACAAATATTATGCTTATTTACGCGACAACAAAGACAGTTTTAATCAAGACTACTATAAAAGATATGCAGAAAGATATTTATAAGATATGCCAATACCATTTGTATCATACGTACTAACATTAACAGCGGAAACTACCATTTACCAAAACGAAGTTAAATGTAGAGTGTCTGAAAACGACTTTAACTACTCACAGAATCCTACTGTCTTCACCAACAAACTATACATTTCAGGCTCATCTGCAGTACCATTCTTTGCTCCTATGGGAGAATCAGCCTCTTATGGCTACATTGTGGACGGTACCATGGCTGATAATGTAACTGGATCCTCTTTTAACCCTTATGCTACTACAGTTGGTTTGTATAACGAAAACAACGACTTACTGGTCGTTGGCAAATTAGCAACCCCGTATCCTATCCCAGAAAATACCGACATGACCTTTGTTGTTAGGTGGGATTCATAAAAACAAAGCTATGTCAGAAAAATGGTTTATTTACGAAAACAGTCAAATGCAAGAGTACGACTCTGTTGAAAAACTTCCACAAGGGTGTGTAGGATTTGTTTATAGGATAACTAATATTAGAACTGGAAAATTTTATATTGGTAGAAAGTCAATCTATTCAACAACTAAGAAAAAATTGACAAAAGCAGAATTGTCTGAGCACACAGGACCAGGTAAAAAACCTCGATCTAAGATGGTTACTAAAGAATCTAACTGGAAAGACTATTGGGGATCAAACAAAACCATCTTAGAAGAAATTAAAGCAGGAGGTCGTGTCCATTTTAGAAAAGAAATTATAAAGTTTTGCTTTAATAAAAAGCAAATAACATATTGGGAAATGCATTACCAGTGTGTCGAAAATGTATTACTTACAGATAAGTCTTACAACGATAATATAGGGAGTAAGTTTTTCCGTAGGGATTTGGAAAATCCAGAATAAATTCTTATATTTCTTTAATGGAAAAAGCACGTTTAGTTTTAGGACTACTGCACACTGTTTTGGGTAAGTCAAAACCGTCTACAAAAGGCAATCACGCCTTCCACTGTCCTTTTTGCAAGCATCATAAACCTAAACTTGAGATTGATCCAAGCAGTGGATTCTATCATTGTTGGACTTGTGAGCCAGCTACTAAAGGCAGAAACTTAACTTATTTACTAAAGAAACTTCAAGCTAACTCAGAGCAAGTAGCTGAAATGCGATCCTATTTTCCAGATGGTAAAGGTAATAAGGAGGAAAAGTCATATGCTATAGTAGAATTACCTAAAGAGTTTGTTTCTTTAACAAAAGCTAGCACAAAACTAACTTATAGACAAGCAAAAGCTTATCTAAATAGAAGAGGGGTAACAGATCTAGACATAACAAAGTACGGCATGGGATATTGTGAAACAGGCAAGTATGCAAATTCAGTCATCATTCCTTCTCACAGTAAGTCAGGTCAGCTTAATTATTTCATCTCACGTTCCTTTGAAAAGGACCCAGCACGTAAGTACAATGCTCCTTCTTGTAATAAAAATGAACTAATTGGCTTTGAATATTACATAAATTGGAAGGTGCCTGTCATACTTTGTGAAGGAATCTTTGACGCTATTGCTCTTAAAAGAAACGCTATTCCACTCTTTGGTAAGACCATTCCAAAGTCTCTTATGATGAAGCTTGTAGAAACCGATGTTAAAACGGTTTATCTTGCGCTAGACAAGGATGCATTAAAAGAAGCACTGAACTACTCGCAACAACTATTAAACCTTGGTAAAGACGTTTATTTGATTGAATTACAAGGGAAGGATCCATCTGATATCGGTTTTGAAAACATGACCAAATATTTACACACAGCAAAGCAACTTACTTTTGGTGATTTGCTACTTAAAAAAATGCAATTATGATTGTAGAACAACGAAGTGAAGCTTGGTTTGACATGAGAAAAGGCAAAATAACCAGCTCAGAAATTCATAAAATTATGGGAACTGGGAAAGGAGAAGGCGGTTTAAGTGAAACAGCAAAGACCTATCTACTAGAAAGAGTGTCTGAGAGCTTAGGAGGAGCACCTGCCTTATCACATCCAACAGGAACAAAGCCAATGGCACTTGAATGGGGCACAGAATTAGAAGATTTAGCATGTCAAGTTTACCAAGAACAGATGGGACTTGTAGTAGATAAAGCATCTTTCCTACCATATTCTCCGTATTACGGTGGATCACCAGACGGATTAGTTAATCCAAACGGTATTATTGAAATAAAATGTCCTTTTGCATCTGCAAATCACTTTAAGCATAGGCTTATAACAACAGATGCTGACCTTAAAAAAGCAGCACCTAGCTACTACT